TGTTACTGGATGGGAAAGTAATGAGTACCAGTTATCATCAGGACCAGAATACTTTACAGAACCTTATACAGGATGGTATATGGTATATGTAAATTTATACGCCGACTACGATAGAGATGGCGTTTACGATTATGTGAATTATTTTTACATAGAAGAGATTATATTGGAGGAGGAATGAAGGCTAGAGAAATGCTAGTCCTTACCAATATGTTAGCGAAAATTATATCTGAAGTGGATGACTTAAAAAGAATGATTAGACAATCAGTCAATCTTGAATTTATAGAAAACTACGAAGAGGGTGAAGAGGAGTGATGGAATGGATAAGTATACTAGAAGTACTGGCAGTAACTATGGCAGCGTCAGCTACCATGCTTATGTTGCTAATACTAATGCAATTTGCGCGCCGCATAATGCCAAGTATACCACAAAAAGTAATGGTGATGCCAAAACATCAAAAAGAAGAAAAGGAGAAAACAAAGATGAGTAAAGAAGCAAGCGAAGGAATTACATTTAACGATATCTTCATGTTCATGATTGCTGTACCTTTAGTTTTACTCTGGGTTGGGTTTGCAGGGTTCGTTATACACACAGGACTTAATAACTCGTCTGTTCTTGAAAACATAGAAGCATATACAACTTTAATAGCTATACTAGGAGGCCCAGCGCTTCTTATCATTAAAGATGCATTAGATGTTTGGAAACAAGAACAAGCAGAGAAGACTGCGTTTTATAAAGTAAAAGCACAAGCTGTTATTGACTTTAACGATGCAAACCAGAAACAAGCTCAGATGATAGAATCTAAAGCACAAGAACAAGAACACAAGATGGAGTCTAAAAAATGAATGACTTCGAACTAAGAGAATTGTACCATCAAGTACAAATCATAGAAGAGGAACTAAAGATGATAAAAGAAAATAGCAGCTGTTGCTGCAATGAATGCAACTGTGACTGTTGCGAGAAGGAGGAATAATGCCAACTAAAGAGATGTATGAAAAATACGAAGCTAACCAAACTAAAGATAAGGTAGTTAAATCTTCAGCTGGTGGTTTATTCGAAGGAGAACACTTTGATGGAAGTAACCCATCAGGTAAATTATTCTTTGAACACCCATCACAAGAGGAAATAAACGCTATGGCAGCAGCATCCCATAAACCTATAACAAGTTATAAGGATATGCCAGAATCTATAAAGGATAAGTACAGCTGCGACTCAAGTGACCTTACACCGAATGTAAGTTACTTAGAAGCAGTAGGTGCTACACAAAAACCCGGCGACCGTAAATACGGTGCACAAGACGACTAATGGCCCCTGCCAAAAAGAAGTCTGCCGCCAAGAAGAAACAAGCAGCCGCTCGGAAAAGAAAGGGTGGTTCAAACGTAGGAAAATATAAGAAGGGTATAGCATTTGCTGGACCTTCTGGAGGCGCGCCAGCCGGAAGTTATCCTATCAACACTCTAGCTAGAGCTAAGTCTGCATTAAAATTAGCGCACAATGCCCCAAGACCAGCAGGTATCAAACGAGCAGTATATAAAAAATACCCTCAATTGAACCCTAAAAGAAAAACTAAAAAAACTACAAGGAGAAAGAAATAATGGCAAATCTATATGACAATATGCGAAAAGCTCGCAAAAAAAGAAAGAAAGGCAAGAAGACAGCAGGAGTTAAACCTAAAACTTATAAACAGATGAAAAATAAGACAGGACCTTTCAAGAAGAAGAAAAAAACTACAAGGAAAAAGAAATAATGGCTGTTAAAAAGAAAGCCACTAAAAAAAGAAAGAAAGGTAAGGCTATACGTAAAACAACTAAAGGTAAAGGAGCTAACTATCGTAAAACAAAATCTGGAGCTGGTATGACTAGAAAGGGAATTAAAGCATATAGAAGAGCTAATCCCGGTTCTAAACTTAAAGGAGCAGTTACAGGTAAAGTTAAGAAAGGTAGTAAAGCTGCTAAAAGACGTAAATCTTATTGTGCTAGGTCACTAGGACAGAAAAAGAGAAGTTCTAAGAAAACACAAAATGACCCTAATTCAAGAATTAATCAAGCAAGAAGAAGATGGAAGTGCTAAATGGCTTATAAGAAGAAGAAAAAAAAGACATTAAAGAAAAGGTACTAAGCAAGCTTTATATAGTAGGGGTGCCTACTATGTATAGGCTCTCGCAAAAGGGCCAAGGCTCCACAGGAAAACTTAACGCAAGTGCCACGTGGGAGTCCCAAATATGGAGATATATCACATATGAATGAAACAAATAATAACACAGCTGCAAACGAGACAGCAGACGATGGAAACATAACTGCACTCCTTGACACTGTAGAAGAATCTGGAATGTTAGATACTTTAATGGATGAACCATTACTTATGGCATTAGCTGCATTAGTATTAGGTCTAGGTGCGTACGTCGCTTATACCGTACCAGCAGTTAAAGCAATGGTCTTTAAATACTTAAAGAACAATGAAGCAGAATTGATGGGCATGTTAGATAAGAATCTATCTAAAGCACAGATGAAAGCTTTTGAAAAGCTTGACGAAACAGCACAAAAGCACGTTAAAGACTCATTAGTTCGAAATGTATTGGTCACAGCATGGGATGAGAAAGATGATGAACTTGCCGCATTGGTTAAGTCCAAAGTCAAATCAGCCCTTGATGAAGGCAAAACACTTTGAACGAACAGGAATACGAGCAAAGACTACGTGAGCGAGTGGGTGAAGGTGAATATGAACGTCATAAAGAACTTGTACGCCTGCTGGCTCGCAATCTTGCTCTTGAAGACATACTGTGGGAAGAAATTACTCTACATATTCGGGACATTAACTTACGAACAGAGCTCTTGCGCCAAAGAAATTCAATCGTTCGTGACATACATACGGAATTCAGAGCTTTAAATATAGAAATACCAACAGTTGTTGAAAAAAGAACAGAAGGTTTTGCAGATTTTCTAGAAGGTTTAACAGATGACACAACAAGTAGCGAAGGAAAAGGGACTGAAAGCAGCACTGACAGGTAAAGGTTCCTTTGATTCAAGGAACTTAGAAGATATATTCGAAAAATGTAGACTTAGTGAAGCTAAAATGCTTCAATTAGTTAGAGGGTTCTGTCAAACTTATTTAATAGATAATAAACAAAGACCTTTGAAACTTAGACCATTACAAGAAGAGATTATAGTAAAGTCTTTAACTTACCCAAAAGGTGGTAAACAACGCAAATTGGCTATCTTAGCTCCACGAGGCAGTGGTAAATCTTACGCTTTAGCAGTTGCAGTTACTATTTATATGTTTTTTAAGAGATTTAGAGATTTAATATTCGTTTTAGCTCCATCAGAAGACCAAGCAGCTCTAATTTTCAATTATGTGTATAGAAATTTCAAAGATAATGCTTTTTTAGATAGCTTAGTAGATAATTATCGTTTTCATAACAAGCCCAATATAACACTTAAGGGGGGCACAGTAATGCGTAGGGCTCCATTAGCGCCTACTAATCAAGGTCAGGCTATACGTGGACAACACCCTACTATGTGTATTGTAGACGAAAGTCCTTTAATTGATGATAGATTGTTTGTGGATAACGTAGAACCAGCGATAGTTTCAAATAAGGCCCCGTTCATAAATTTAGGTACACCAAAGTCAAAAGAGAATCATATGTATAGATATTTGTACGATGAAGCGTACGAAAATAGCTTTACAAGATTACACTTTACTTGGAGAGACGCGATTAAACCGGGCGATGCTTATACAGCGCCTTATACTGAACTTGAAATGTTGGATAAGATGACTGAATGGGGGGAAGATTCTATCTACTGGAAGACAGAATACGAATGTGAGTTTGTAGAGAGTGTATCGAACATATTTACTCCAGAAAAACTAAAGGATTGCTTTGATGACTATAGACCATGGACCAGAGACACGCTTGGAGAAGGTGGAGATTTTCCTTCTAACATCACTGTCGGTGTTGATGTTGGTAAATCTATCAATTCTACTGTTATTACCGGATGGACAAGGGAAAAGTCTATGGGACCGGATAATAGCGAAGATTATGCAAGACTCGTCTACATTGAAGAAATTAGTCCTCGAAGTGGGGGACATGATATTCCATACCAACGTAAACGTATCATTGATGTTTGTCGTTTGTTGGGTGCTGATAAGCTTATTGTTGATTGTACAGGTATTGGTGGGGCGATTGAACAAGATTTAAGAATGGAATGTATTAATAGTAGTCCTCAGATAAACTTTATACCTTTCATTTTTACAGGGGGACCTAGAGGTACTAAGACCCAGATATATAGAGATTATGTTTCTTATATCCAACAAAAGAGAATTAAAGTACCAAACCCTGAACATTTACCTGCATCTCATAAAAAATTAGTTTTGAAGTGGTATGCAGAACATAGAGACTTAGAATACACAATGGACGCCTCTAATAAGACAGAAAAGATATCTGCTCCATCTGGAAAGCACGATGACTACTGTGATAGCTCAGTTATGGGAATACATGGAACATTAAGTGTATTACCGGGCTCTGCTACATTTACATCTACTAACAGAGGTAGTTCTAGAAGATTACATACAGAACCCAAAACTTATTCTAAAGGTGGGTTATTTACAACCAGAGGACGCAATCATCGCGTTAATAAAGGTTTCCCTCTCTAACAGAAGCTTTATATACTATGGTGTGTTTATATAATAGTTGATAGCCATGTCCATATTCGATAGAGTGCGAAGAACCTTCGCTAGAGTAGGGAGCAATCCTCCCACGAAAAAGGATGACCCAGTAAGTTACGGAGCAGGTATAATCAGAAGACTCAAGCTCCAAAACAAACAATTTACCGGTCGAGGGAAAGGAGAATTTGAACCACATATAGGTCAACCAAGAACTTATATGAACGTTTATCTTCAAGACCCTATTATAAGAACATTAATTGATTTACCATGTTTTTATGCAGTAAAAGATAATTTTGATATTGTTACAGATAATGACGATACCAGAGATAAAGTAGAAGAAATGTTTAGAGATATAAACATTGAACAGTTACTTTACGGTTGGGTTAGAAATGCCCGAGTGTTTGGAACTGGCTACTTGGAGTGGACCGGAGATAACTTAGTTCTTCGTTCTAGCCAAAACATGTTTGTAAAAAGAAACGAACATGGTCAGGTAATGTATTATTATCAAGAGATAGGTGATGATAAAGAAAACATAAGATTCGAACCTGAAGAAATTATAGAACTGAAAAACAATCCTTTTGATGATTATGCTTATGGCTTATCAGACATACACCCTATTATATATTTAGTAGATTTAAAAGATTACGCAGAACGAGACATAGGAGCAGCATTAAACAAATATGCCATCTCTCGATTTGATATATCTTGTGGTTTACCAGATATACCTTATGGACCAGATAAAATAAACGAAGTTGTTGACGCGTTTAATAATTTAGGTCCGGGTGAAGATATAATACACGGTAATGATATTACCATTAAAGAGTTGGGAGGAACCCAACGAGCATTTGAATATGGAAAGTATACTGATGATTTATTAAGAAAGATACATATGGCACTTAAAGTTCCTATGACTATGTGGAGTGACCCTGATAAGGCACGTCCTATATTTGAACCATATGTCAATTATTTACAGTCTGCAATAGAAGGAGCACTTAATGCTCAACTAATGCCTCAACTAGAAACTGGTGAAGCTAAGTTTAAGTTCCGCCAAGTAAACATTGAAGATGCATTTACTAAAGCTAAGACAGACATGATATATTTATCTGAAGGTGTTTTATCACCCGGCGAAGTTCGAGAAGAACGTGGCCTTGACCCTGAAGGAGTAGTAGAATTAGATATGGAAACTTCAGAAGATGTAAAGGCATCTCCACTTGAAGGAGGACCGGGCAGTAAAAACGTCAATGTATCTGGAGGAAAAGGTACAGATAAAAAAGAAGAAAGTGCTAGAAAGCAAAACAGAGGTAACAAACCCTCTGCTAATGCAACAGGAGATAGAAAATGACTTACGAAAAATGTAAAACATCCGTTAGTGCAACACTAAAGAAAAGGGGTTTTGATGACCCTAGTGAGCTTGCCGCCGGCATGTGTAGCATGTGGGCAACTGAAAATGGCGTAGAGCGTCAATTTGCAGCAGATGGAATGCCTACTGAACCAGTACGCAGAACATTTGGTATTTCCATGGGAGAAGAATCCCAACTTAAATTTAATAGCGATGAGGGAATTGACTCAGTCACCTTTCCAGTGATAGCTATTACTTCCGGCCTTCATACTTACGAAGAAGAAGGCTCGGAGCAAAAGGTTTATATAGAACCAACCATCCTAAAAAGTAATATGGAAGCTTTTAAAGAGCTACCAATTTACATAAACCATCAACGAACGCCTGAGGATTTAATCGGCATGGCTACTGAGCCTCAGTTGATTCAGATGGAGAATGGTAAGAGTGCAGTGCAAATGATGGCCAAGGTCGATAATAAGACCGGACATGGTCAGGAAGTGTTGAACAAAGTCAAAGACGGGGATATGACTCATGTTAGTATCGATTGGTTTTCCAATGATATTGACGTCATGGGTGACACCTATGCCACACAGTTACGTCCCACGGAAGTTAGTTTCATTGATAATGAAAAAATGGACCCCGTCTGCAAGGAATGTAAAATAGGAGAAAAGGAATGTGATTCACACGCTAAAGATGACGACCACGACTGTGGTTGTGGTGGACATGAAGAAGCATGTGAATGTGACGACGGACCATCAGAGGAAGAAACTATGACAGAAGAAGACTCTAAAAAATCCGACGCAGAGAATATCGTCGAACGCGAATTCGCTTCTCTACGTACACAACTCGAAGACGCAGAAGCATCTAAGAAGCAAATCGAATCTGATTTCAAAGCAGCTATGAAAGAGCTAGAAGCATTCAAAGCAGCAGAAGAAGAGAGAGCAGCAAAAGAAGCAGAAGCTAAAAAGTTGGAAACTATAGAAGCAATTATATCTAAGGAAGTCATTTTTGGTACAACCAAAGAAGACACCAAAGATGCTCGTGTCGAAGAATTAACTGCTTGGGATGAACCAAGGCTGACTGGATTCAGCGACGCACTCGCAGCAATGCCTGTCCCTGAGGAGACAGAGAGACAATTTGGAAAGGGTAAAACCCAAGAAAAAGAGTCCCCTGTTGAAGAGACAGAAAGAACATTCGCTGTTGAGATGAACAAAGACGGAAAAATTCGTCTAAATAAAGAATTACTAAGAGGTAATTAAATATGGCAACAGAAATTTTAATAAATGACGGTGGAGCGCCAGCAAGAATTTTACCATTCACAGCTGCATCCGCTGTAACGGCAGGAGATGCCCTAACCATAGACAGCGCAGGAAAAGTTGTTCCCGGAGCAACTGGATTAGCTACAGGATTTAAGGAATACGTCCTTGGATACGCACTAACAACTGTGTCAGCAGAAGAACTTTGCAGTGTTATCACTGGTAAAGGAGTTTTGCTTAAGGCAAACGCAGCAGCAGACGTGTTAACCGGAAAAGGTGCACATCTAAGCTCAACAGCAGGAAGATTAGCATTGAACACTACACTTGGACAACCAAGCGCAGTATGTACTTCCGGCGCAGCATCGATAGCATTAAAACCTATCGTAACGGTATAAGGAGTAAACAATGGTCGCACTTAACGAAAATTTAGCAGCCGGTGTACTTACGTCCCTGAATACAGGTGCCGTAGACGGTGGTGTAGGAGAAAGAGTATTAATTGATTATAAAGACGCAATAGAAGACTACAAAGTAGTTAATCTACCAGCGCTATCAATGTTCTGTGAACCTATGACTACAGAAACTGGCGGTGATATTGATATCACTTTCGCAAAACCCTCAATGGGTATGCAAGAAATCAGCGAAGGTAACACTCCGCAATACCAACACACTAACTTACGCTCCGAGAGAGTGTCAGTTGATGAATGGGGTATAGCAATTGGTGTAACCCGAAGAATGATTGAAGACTCACGATTTAACGAAGTAGAAATGGCTTTGAACGAAGCTCGCAGAGCTGTCGACAGACACGTAACCAAACACGTTGTATATGCACTTTTCGGAATTGCAGATGCAACATTAAAAACCGGTCTAACTGGTGGTACCGTCTCTATTCAAGACAACACAGCAGAATCTGTTATCACAACTTTCGCA